TTACGCTCCGCCTGGTGCCGCATAGCCGCCGACAAAAAACCAGCCCAGAAAAACCACGGCGACGATAAAAATAGCCACCGGAAATAGAATACCCAGTCTCATTATTGAGCCCCTGTAAGTGCGAGTCGTGTCGACTATGATACGGGATTTCACCGTAGATTAGTCAATATGAAAAAAACGTCCCTGACGGCGAGACTGCTTATCCTGATACATCGCCTCATCGGCGGCGCGCAGCGCCAGTTCAACGTCGATCTGCCAGGGGTCGGCTTCAATCACCCCAAAACTGGCGCCGGGGTAGTTAATACGGTGTTCACCAAGGAAATAGATCCCCGCCAGCGCTTGACGTAACGCGGCGATATACTCCTGCTGGTCGGCTGAATCGGGACCCGGACCGACAATTAAAAACTCATCGCCGCCGAGACGACCTACAATATCGCCGCTGCGCACGCGTGCGGCCAGGCGTTCTCCGATCTGAATCAAAAAGCTGTCGCCGCACGGGTGGCCGAATCGATCGTTGATTGCTTTGAAATCATCGAGATCGATAAAAATCAGCAGCACGCTGCGCTGCTGTTCCCGGGCCTGCGAAAACTGTGCGGCAAGATGCTTAAACAGCGAGCGGCGATTCGGCAAACCCGTAAGCTCGTCGGTATACGAATGCATCTCCAGCGCGACGTTAGCCGCCCGAAGCTGCTGTACCAGCGTCTCTTTCTCAACGTAATGGGAGATGAGGTTGGCAAACAGATTCATCACCTGCTCACCCTCAATGTTATAGGGCTGTCTTGCCCGGCTGGTGGCGCACAGCGTGCCGAATAATGAGCCGTCGGTCAGGCGCACGGGAATGCTGAAAAAGGTGGCGATCCCCAAATCCTGGGCGGCGAGACACGAACGCCAGCGCTCGGCAACATCGTTGCTAAAAATGCAGCGGTCGTCCAGCGCGCGTTTGCACAGCGAGTCGTTCCACGGGACGGAGAACCCTTCGGGGATCTGCATTTCGCTGCTGTTGTGCGCGTACATAATATGCTGGCGCTGCGCGTCGAAGTCGATACGAGTCAGGTAGGTAGATTCCATTCGGGTAACCAGCTCCAGCATCTCAAGCAGCTGTCGCACCAGGGTTTCGAGGGAGTGTTCATTAGCGAGCGTTTGCGACACGCGAGCGAGAATAAAATCGGACATGAGAAATACGGCTCCCGAATGCTAATCGTCACTACCAGCAAATGATGCTAAAAAACAATCAGCGCAGAATTAACAGAGATACACAAAATTTAACACATCTGGGGGGAGAATACCTGCATCCGCGGCGGGAAAAAAAGCCCCGTCGGGTGCGTTGGAAACACCCGGAACAAGGGGCTTTCAACGGTACAATGCGGGGTTGCGCGGCACGCAAGACCATTGAAAGCCATAACTAATTACCCATCTGTGGACATTATGTGGACGTTTCACACATCAGCGCTACCTCTCAGAGGGTTAAGCGAGATCGCGTCCTGGAGGTATTCGGGCGCAAAGTGAGCGTAGGCCATAGTTTGCTCAATTCGTGCATGCCCAAGGATCCTCTGTAACGTAATAATGCTTCCCCCATTAATCATAAAGTGCGTCGCGAAACTGTGGCGTAGTGCATGCGTCGCCTGGCCGGTCGGAAGATCAGGTTTTACTTCCCTGAGTATCTGTCTGAAGTCAGAATAAGACGCCTTACCAAATAACAACCCTCGCTTACCATCCGCTATGAGTTTTGCCACTTCCGCTGAAACTGGAACAGTCCGCTGCTTGTTACTCTTGGTTTTAACGAACGTCACACGGTTCTGTATGATGTTTTCTGCCTTGAGTCGAGCCGCTTCACCCCAACGAGCACCTGTACTTAAACAGAGAACGGCTATCTTCTTGTTGTCGCCATCCAGTCTAAAGAGCAAGTGCTTGATTTCGTCCTCTGTCAGATAGCCAGTTTCGGGGACTTCTTCTTTCAACTTCTTCCTGCCCCTGATCGGATGTTCACCCGAAAACAACTCGGCCTCGATAAGCGCTGTGAACATGCCACTGATGCTGTTTAGGTCACGGTTAATGGTAGAAGCTTTAATGCCCTGACTTCTTCTTGCCGCGTAATACTGACTAATCAGCGCTTTCGTAATCTGAAAAGCACAAGGATCGTCGGTAATCCTGCAAAAAATATCTAACTTGTTGCGGTTTATCCTACCGTGCTCCTCATGCTTGCCTTTCAAATTCCACCAAAGCTGTATCAGTTCAGACAGATGCCGCTTATCCGTCGGTTTTGATAACCATTCTTTGGTGTGATGGTTGAACTGAGTATGCTTCTCGAAAGCTACCGCTTCACTTCTCTTATCAAACTTCCTGCGGATACGCTTTCCATTGCGACCAGCAGGCCTGATGTCCACTTCATATCGACCATCATCGAGTTTCTTAATAGTCATAAGAAAACCCTCCGATGGGTGCGTTTGCCTTTAGGCCTCAACGCGTTGCAATTATGTGATGAATACTTTTCGACCAATAATAGACATTTGAAATGTATGTAGGACTGGTTAATTGTTAACCAATCTTTTGGTCTGAGTGCTGCGAGGTTGTTAAGTCTTGCCCAAAGTGTGCGAGTGCCGGTGCGATTTGACCGGCTTCAGGCGAAACCTGATCGGTCATGAACCACAGTGTGTATTTAGTAAATTGAGGTATTTGCAGAATCTTCATCATTACGTCGGTTGGTGGGGTTGAGCGTCCGCTTTCGTAATAACTTAAAGTCCCATAAGGAATTCCTGTTAGATCAGCTAGTTGCTGTCTACTTAGATACTCAGACTTTCTTATTAAGACGATTTTCTCGTTTAACGCGTTTGACATGGTGTTTAGATCTCAATAGTATGGTGTTTAGATGTAAACAGTTAAGTGTTTAGTATTGAACACTAAAGCCAACTATAAGCCATTAAGAGCAATCCATGAACCGAATAACGAGGAAATGTTAATGGTAAAGCAAATCACAAGCACGACCGATGCGGTTCCTTATCAGGAATTTGCCAGACTCATCGGGAAAACGCCGGCTGCGGTAAGAGGAATGATCGAGAAAGGGAAGCTTCCTGTAATCGAGATGACCGATCCCCTGTCTACTTCTGGCCGTGCGGGCGAGTACTGGGTTTACCTTCCAGCCTGGAACAACGGCATGAAACTGGCCTACGAAAGTCGTCCAAAGGAGATCAGGGAAGGGTGGTTGATGTGGCTTGGTCTCGGTGAGCCAGGTCGATAGCCGGTTTCAGGGGAGGAAACATGAAGAACGGTAGCCGCGGATCAGTATCACAACTCAATAGCAAAACCAGCCTCTACTGTGGTTTTACTATTCTGAAACTCCCACGCAAAAAACCGTACAACCGTCATCGCTATCAAATTACGCACACAGGCCATTATTACGGCATCGACTTTGCTTTATCAGAAGCATGTCGAACGATTGACAGAATCATGAGTAAAAAGCGGTTTATTGCTTTTTAATCTTTGGGGGCGAAAATGAAACTCGAATATGCAGACAAAATTAACTCGCTTTTACAATGCTTCCATTTCAATAAAGAGTTTCTGGAATGGAATCATGATTACTCTCTCCAGCTTTTACGTCATGGCGTATCCCACCTTTATCATTTTGCGATGCTTCAAGGCGAAAGTGATGAAGGTACGCTTAGAGAACTACGTAAAATTATATTTCATGTTGCAGGAGGGGATCTCCCTAAGCCATATGATTTGTCTCTAATGCAAAATCAATTCGAGCGTTAAAGATGATGATGGATAAATGCAACGGCAAACCATTTACTTCTTTGTTGAAGTTGTCTGCCTTTATAAAGTCAGGGCTGTCACAAAATTATTTTATTTGTGAGAGCCCTCGTACAGAAGTATGGAGTTATTGTCTACTGGGATGATCATCGATGATTTCGAAGCAGTCACGATAACGAGCTGAATGCTGTAATGGATGAAGATGCAAGCCACTACTATCGATAATATCTGCAAGCTCATAAATGTCATTAGCAAGATTGCTTATGTACGAGCTGGCACTTTTAGCAGAGGAGTAAACTGTGTTGTCAGTAAAGACGATATCGGCCGGGTTTCTTATCACAATATGCCAGCCGCCATTTACAGGTGAGACTGAAAACACAGTTTTTTCTTCGGACTCAACATTGAGTTCAGAAATACTGTGATTATTGTCGCATATTAATATATTTGGGATTTGCGCACCCATTCTGAAGGCCTCTGCTTGCCTTACAGCCTCAAAAAACTTGTTGAAGTGACCACTCCTGCATATCTCATGGTCATTGATGCGCAGAGACCAAAAAAATTTTTCATTATCGGATAATATTACGAGGTTCATATGAAAGCCTTCAAATCTCAGGATTTTTACGTACATCGTGTACAAGATGCAGCAGAACAAATGTTGTTAGCACTAAACCATTACACTTATGGAGAAGCTGAAAGCGTAATTGAATGGTTGTTAGTGCGATTGAAAGAGGAAAGTGTGCTGAAGATGACAACTAGATACAAAATTCAGCATGATCACTCCTTCCCGCTGCGAGTTCCGCCAAAGAGACGTCTGATTTATTCGATGCCAGGAGTTAATAACAGAAAGCTTCCAAAGTAAGTTTTAAACATAACAATTCCTTGTGTGTAGTGGATGTAGCCCAGTCATGCTTCTCAAACGTAACGGGCGCAGACAACATACCACATGCTTCTTTGTCGGGTGAAGCCTAAAAAACCGGCCTTTTGAAGGATGATTACCGTCTGGAGGCCGCATGTTTGCAGAAGAGAAAACATCGTGGGAACAGGAAATGCTGATTCGAGAAGCAGTGGAAAGTGCCGAGCAGGGGTTCACTGTACATCTGAAAAATGGAGCTCGGATTACCATAACTTCAAAAAGCCCGTCTAAAGATTTAATAATTTACGGGCTCGAAAAAGCAATTCGCGGTAATCACGATCGCGCGCGAATGACCTTTATTGATTTCATGTATTACTGGCATGAAAGGATATTCAAGCAGATTAAAAGAAAATCGCGCTAAAACAATTGATTAACCCGCTTCAAAAATAACGGCATTTACTTTGCCGGAGATACGTTTTGCCTTTTTCAGGAGGTTGCATGTCGGTTACGTCAATAAAGCCGGAAGGCGGAATAAGCGATCCAGAGTTTATGGGAATCAGCACCAATGCGCGCAAAGGCGAGCGCGCCCACTTACTCGGATTGCTGCGCATCCGTATGGGCCTGCTGAAAGAGCAAGGCCTTACCCCCGAAGAGATTTATTCAGCACTTGAGCAGTGGATAGCCAACCACGAAACAATCACCAGCGAGGGCAGTAGACCATGAATCACGTAATGATCGATTTGATTAACGTTAGTAAGAAACCGTCATCACCTCTGTGTGCCATTGAAGCTGTGTTTTTTGAACCCTCAACAGGGCAGATCGGAAAGGTTTTTTATTCTTCGATAGACATTCGTAAATCTGAAAGCTTGAAGGGCCGTATCAGCATTAGTACGGCATTCGATTGGATGAAAAAAGACTCTCACTGGCGCGCCGAAGTAATGAGCGCAACCGAAGCTGAAGAAGATGCACTTTGCAGCCTTGCTGCTTTCCTCGCCGACAATACCTGTCCCCGGAACGCGGCGTTATTCGTATGGTTCAAAGATGCCCCGGAAAAACTGGTTTCACTTCGTTATGCCGTGGATCGCTTAGAGGTGTCAGGCATTTTCCCTGGAGGCACAAAATACCGCTGCATTCGTTCACTTCTCGACCTTGCTGCTGCCACAGACTATGCGCCTCATGCGAGAAGCGCCCTGGCACGTTACACGCTCACTGACGCGCGATATCAAGCGGAGCAAGTCTGCGAAATCTGGCAGCGCTTGACCTCTCCACACATTGGATCGCTATGAGGGCTGCCATGCATTCGCATCTGTCTGTTGTTTGTAACGCGCCGTTGCCGGTTTGTAAGAGGGCGCTTGCCGCCCTGAATTGCTTTGCTCGTGGACAGCGTAATTACACCCGCGTCAAGCCACACGCCTATCTCGTGATCCGCATTGGCCTCCGTTGGCGTTTGCTCAGCAAAAACGGTGGTAAGCAGTGGCGACTGATGACCCATGAAACCTATAACCAGGAATGCCGCAAATGATTAAGTCACCTCTTAAGTGGGCTGGCGGTAAAACCCGCGTGTTGCCGGAGCTGCTGAAGCACTTACCTAAAGCCGATTGCTTGATTGAGCCCTTTGTAGGCAGTGGCACAGTCTTTATGAATACGGAATACCGCCGCTATGTGCTTTGTGACAGCAATCGCGCATTGATCAATTTCTTCCTCGCGCTCAGGGAAGACCCAGAAAGATTGATACTGATCGCCAGGAACGTATTCAGAAATGGCAATAACGAAGATAGCTATTACGAAGAGCGCAAGTTGTTCAACCACCTGTCGTGGGATGACGAGTGTGCAGATGATTACGTTGTACGGTGGGCGGCCTCATTTTTATACCTGAACCGCCACTGCTTTAACGGGCTTTATCGCACCAATAGGGATGGTGGTTTCAATGTCCCTTTTGGCAGCTATAAGGAGCCTTATTTTCCAGAAGCAGAAATGCGCCTATTTGCCGAAAAGGCGCGGGATACTCACGCGCTCTTTCTTTGTAATGATTTTCGTACTTCTATTCCGTACGTTGCAAGGAACCGCCTGGACTCCGTGATTTACTGCGATCCGCCGTACATCCCGACTAGCAAAACAGCCAATTTTACCGCTTACGGCAAGCCATTTACCCTGGACGAACACCGCGCTTTGGTTAAGGCGCTACTGGACGTTAATCGCCAGCATGGCTCGCGCTCGGTTATCTCCAGCAGCGACACACCAGAAACCCGCCAGATCTACTCCGCTTTCAATCTCCACGCCTTCAAAGTTCGCCGTTCCGTTAGTGCCAAAAGCCGCGATATGGCCGGTGAAGTGATTGGCGTACTTCGCGTGTGTGGTGGTTGCGGTCGTTCTGGAGGTGGAGGTTGCCCGGACTGTGGGGCGGTGATGGGCGATGCGGCATATGCCGAAATGTTTGGCGCGCCGGCTTGTTGTGGCGTTGACCTGGCAAAATAAGATAACGACGGTGAGCTATGCCTGATTCCACAGTCCTGGCATGGAGCTGGAATGCCCCACGGCGGGCTATTAATCCAAGCGACGCCGAAGAGCCTGCAATTGAGTATCTCACCCCAAAAGGCGAGCGTAAGGCACTTGCCTATAGCGATCTTGTTGATGTTGTTTATCGGGTACCGTTGCGCCCTCGTGATGGGGAGGCGCGCAGGGCATTTGATCGCGCAAGACTGGCGCGTCATCTGCGGCGCCGCGTCCAGGCTCTCCCTGCGTTTATCCGCAAGCGCTTTTCAATGCACCTTGAAACTCTGGACCGTAGGGACCGGAAAGAGGCTGTACGCTGGTTATTCAACACGTTTGAGCGCCATGTATTGCGTCGTGTTGATGCGGTAAACGCACAATATCTGCCGCAAAGTAATCTGCCTGCAATTCTCTTTCCGCTACGTGATGATTTTCATCTGCTGCCATGGGCAGATAAAAAGCGCCTGAAACGACTGGCCTATAGGCTCGCCAATCTGATGAAAAGCGAGTTTATGCGCGAGTTTGATTTTCGGTACGAGAAAACGGCAGATGTGGAGTTTTCCACGATCTACGCTTACGGCGCTATTGCCAGTAAAGCGTCCTCACTCAATATTGCGATCCCTGGCTGGAAACAGTATTGCGATGAAGCACTGACAGCAGAAGATGCATTGCGTGTTATTGCCAGACTTCAAACGGAAAAGTGGTGGCTAGGTAAGCTCCGCAAAATCCATGACCGCTGGCGCGAGCACCTCCTGATCGCCACTAGCTACGTCAGCAAAGTGGCATCACCCTATTGCTCTGAGCCTTGCCTCAGGGAGTGGATAGCACAAAAAAAAGCCAACTTTGAATACCTTCAGGCGATGGAGCTGGAAGACCAGGACACTGGGGAGCGTACCTCCTTGCTCGCTAAGGTCATGGGCAGCGTTTCCAACCCGAAGATCGCCCGTCATGAATTGATGGTGCGCATGCGCGGTTTTGAGGATATGGCTAACGAGATGGGACTGGTTGGCATGTTCTACACGTTGACCGCACCGTCACGTTATCACGCCACACATGTGCATTCCGGCAAGCGCAACGATAAATACTGCAATGCCAGCCCACGCAAAACTCAAAAGTACCTTTGCAACGTCTGGTCACGTGTACGCGCCAAATGGGGAAGGGAAGGCATCCGCACATTTGGTTTCCGTGTAGCCGAACCACACCACGATGGAACGCCGCACTGGCACCTGCTGTTATTTCTCCGCCCGGAAGAGGTGGAGCTTGCCACTGATATTTTTCATGAGTACGCCCTCCAGGTGGATGGAAGCGAACCCGGCGCGGCTCAGTATCGTTTTACTGCCAAACCACTTGATGAAGAGTTTGGATCGGCAACGGGATACATCGCAAAGTACATCTCAAAAAATATCGACGGCTATGGAATGGATGGCGAGTTTGATCACGAGTCAGGCAAACCCGTTAAAGAGATGGCAAAGCGAGTGCGGGCGTGGGCTTCACGCTGGAGTATTCGCCAGTTTCAGCAGATTGGAGGCGCGCCTGTATCCACCTGGCGCGAGCTAAGGCGCCTAGGAAGTCGTGAGCTTGTTTTGCACCCGGAACTTGAAGCTGCCCGCGCTGCGGCTGATGCGCCTGATTGGCCGGGATACGTCAACGCCCAGGGCGGCCCGTTTGTAACTCGCGATTGTTTGCGTGTTCGCCTCAATTATGAATACACCGAAAACGGCAATGATTATGGTGACACAGTCGCCAAAATCAGCGGCGTCTATTGTCCGTTTACGATCAGTGAATCGGTCATTTATACCCGTACCAATGATTACAAAATCGTACCGAAGCGTAAGCTGTCGTCGGTCGAGAATTTGACCTTAGAAGGCCGCGACGCGGCCCCTTGGAGTTCTGTCAATAACTGTACGGTGAGCGCCGGAACGGACAAAAAAACACCGCCAGAAATGACTGAACTTCCGCGGAACATCGAAGAGTTAAGACGATATTCACGGCAGGAAAGGCAGGAGATCACCGATAGATTAAGAAAAGCGCCCTTCGAAAGCTCAGATCAAGCATTCGCGCGCAATGCGCGAATGCTGCGTACGTTGATTGATGATGAAACCGCGCTGGCGTGGGGGCCAAAAGTTACCGCCGCTAAAGATATGAGCCTTACGCCTGAGGATGCAGAAAAGCGTTGGCGTGAGCAGCTACAACGTGAAGCGAAACGGCGGGCAGAAAACTACGCCACTGCGGTTGCTGTATATACGAAGAAAAAGGCCGACGCATATTTGCAGCCACTAAAGCAGAGAGATACTGAGCTAGAAGACATAATCACCTCAGAAGCTATCGTCAACATTAGCGATCAACTTCGCACCTGCCGGATCTTCGTAAGCGATAAAATGATGAGGTCGATTGCTGGCGGTGCCCGCATTCGGAACGGCGGCAAAGTTTACTATATCAGCCATGGCATTCTGCGACAGACAACAGTGGATGACGCAGGTAATAAAGACAGACCAACTACCGAATTTATGGCAGCACATGAACTGGTCATGCGCTGGAAGAAAGTGGCTAGGCAAAAGTCCAAAACTGAAGCTAGAGGATCAGTTAATTTGAAGGGTACGACGCACCAGGACATCTAATCTATAACGGCAACGGAGCTGCAACCTTAGAACACAATAATGATGAGTGTATTGAACCAACAGAGCTAAAAAATCAATATTGCGACTTTCTTCTGGAAAAGGGCAAAAACTTCTACCCTGATTGTTATAAAAAAGCTAATGAAATTCTGGCATGGTGGTCAGTACTGTCAATTTTGACTATGTTGGTCATTTGTCGAGCATGAATGATAGCCGAATTCTTGACGATCATGGTGGCTTTAAGTGTGGTTGAATCCTGTTAGGTAGCTGTGGCATATGTAACGCCCGTACCAATGCCATATTTGTAATTTCTTGCTTATCATCCATTAGAAATGATTTATTTTATCATTTTTACGAATAATTGTTGTTATTCTACGTGCAATCCAAGTGCATAGCCCTATTAAGATAGTGCCTATTCCGCCTAAAATAAATGTATTATCACTGGAGTATTCCCAAAGAGTTTTATTTACTCGGATGCTATTTTTGTAAAAGACATTGGAAGTTCCCTGTATAACGATATTATCATTGTTTGATATATTTCCATATATATCCTTGCCCATTACAAGGATGTTGTCAAAGCTATTTACTTCTATATTATCGTTGTTTATCGTTAACTTATTCATGTTTCGTAATATAAACCCTTTCATATACCCACTAGTGAAGTAAGTACTAATCATTGCATCTTTTTTAATGTGTTGGCCGTAAGTATGTAATGCTTCGCCTTTAATCGATATATTTTCTTTATTGAGGTTGTCATCAATATAAAAAAAGTCGTCTTTTTTTGGTGTTATTTTGACCAGTACACCAAAATTAATTAAGTTGTTGTTAATGTATTTTTTTTCATTAAGTATCGTGCTTGTTGGTATTTCTTCACAAGAAATCTTTTTTTTCATAGCACTATAGCTAATGCCTTTGCTAATGAACTCTATGTTTGTTTTAACTCCATTTATCTCAATTGTATATTTTTTATCAACCTTATTTTTTGTTGGCAGTAATGCGCTTGTGATGAATATTTCACCTCCATCTTTAGATGGGTAGTAAATTAATTCACCATTAGAGACTTTTTGAAAGTTATAGCTTTCATCTTTCTCCTGACTTACATGGAAAATATTGACAGAAGCATCATTTTGTTTGACCATTCCCTTGCTGTCATTAAATTCAGCAAAAGAAATATCTCCTGCGGGAAATATCTTTAAGCTACTAGGATCATTCAGTGATAGCGTGTTTGATTCATAGTTAATGTTCTTTGGTAAATTTGCACAATTTGCATAAAATTTAAGTTGAATGGTTTGATGTATTTGATTTTTTGTCGATAGTTCTACTTTGTCTATTTTCCCGACGGCTTTAAAATCTCTGTCTAATGACACAGGTTTACTAAAGAATGAGAAGTTTTCTTTGATTTCTCCTTTTTTATTGTGTTCATTAGGAAAATAGTCACCAGATAAAATACTTTGCGTGGATACTGTAAAATTCACAACGGTCGGTCGATAGAAAAAGCAGACAACATAATAGGTGGTGACTAAAACAATTAGTGATGTTGCTATATATGTTATATAACTTGCAATATTTCGCAGTGCAAAGCTGATACTTGTTATTTTGAGAAGTGTGGCTTTAACATAATAGAGGAAAACAACATAAGCTGCTATGATAGGAGCGCCAAATATGTTTGCTGTAATGCTTTCAAAACATAATTGAGCTGTCAAACTATTATTTGTGTAAAGAAATAAAATATCTGTTGCAGTGATAAATAACACAGAGGTTAATATTGTAGAAATGAAAATTTGAATACTGCTTTTAAAGGGGATCGATGACAATGCTATAAGAAAAGCAGCAAATAAATTGTAATTTTCTGATGGGGTTAATGCCGATATCGCGAATTGTGGTAAAGAGTTGGTTTGTGCAACTGCATTTTCAAATACACTCCCGTAGATACTATTATTATCGCTGTTTATTAGTTTAAATAAATAGAGTTGTAAATTTGAGCCAGCAGTTAATAACATCCATATACAAATAAAAATCAGAAGGAAATCTAGTAAAAGAATAATATGAATGGGTTTTATTTTACTAATTATGTTTTTCATTGTAATACTAAACTTATTAAAAAATATGGACAAAATATGTACCTTGTGTTTAATACTTTTAATTAAATCGTTTAGCTTATAATGCTACATCATGATGTTGATCATATCAGTAGTAGCAAGATAATCAATGCTATCATTGGAATCTTCAAGTTAGCAACGAATGCTGTGTGAAGCAGGGATCGTCAATTTTTGTAGATAAGAACGCCATGATGAAAGTGTAATCTTATATCGTTGTTTTTAATTGATTTTTTTACATAAACTCTCATCAGTCTCTGAATGGGAAAACTACACTTCACTGATTTTGCATAAATCTTTTGCATGGCTATACACAAACTTGCACATTTTTTTGATGTATGTTGGGCCCTTTAAGCTCATACGCGCGGTGGTCTGAGACCAAGTTTGTACATGCACAAAAAAGAAAGAATAGTTGCGCGCAGGTGACGGGGGGCAAGCCCCCGCAAGCGGGTCAGGGTAGGGAAGGCGGCAGAATACCCAATTTCACGGGTTCTGCGTCACGGTGAGCGGTGATTTTAGGTAGAGGCATGCCTCGCGCAGGCAAAAAGCAGCGATGCGCAGAGGGGCGCTGATGCGGGATTCTTTAAGTAGAAAAGATGAGGCCAGCGAAAACGCTGGCCTGTTATAAATGGCTGATGTTGTTTAAAGAAACTGAATTCTCTAGCGGTTATTTCTCTGGGGAAAGCAACGCATAAGGGTTGAAACGGATCACCTCTTCTCCTAGCCACTCGTTGACCACCTTCAGGGCCTCCATTACGGGCGTCAGCTCGTTGATCGCGTAGACCCGTGCGGCCTTCTCGATATCCCCAAACGATCCATTTCCTGCTGGCATGGCGCCCATCAGCTGCGGCGGGATACGGTGCGCCGCGAGTATGTCGTCCCTGGTGGCATTCTTAATGTTGATAAACTCATCTTTAGCCGTGATCTGTTGAAACGGCAGGATCTGAACGCCATCCTTGCCGCCGCCTGGCGCATGCAGCAGTACGTTTTTAAATGCCCCTTTCCCACGCGCGCCGGTCAGTGTCTCTTTGACCGTTTTCATGCTTTTATCGTCAACCTGTCCCGCACCAATATAGACAATACACCCCGCGTGGGAGCCGTTGTCGTAATACAGCTTGCGGAACATGTCAGCGGAGTGTGACAAACTGGCCGCCAGCAGCGCTGCCATATATTCGGGCATGCCGTAGACCTCCTGATTAATGTCCGGATTCAGAACGTGACACACTGAACCTGGTTTAAACGAGTGTTCCTCTTTCCAGCGCCGGATGAACCAGTATTGATCGAGGTCCGTACTCCCGCGCCGGGTGTATTTCGCCAGTGAATGCCGGAAGGGAAGTGGCCCGCCCAGGCGATTGCGCGGGAGTTCAAGGTAGGCATTGCCAAACGTGAACCAGTCCAGCGCGAAGGCCGAGAAGGTCTGACGGTTGAGCAGCTTGTGCGGGATAAAACAGCCGGTGAGCACATTACGTTTGAAGTACAGGGCAGACTCATGCCAGGCGCTCTGGCGCGGAGCTTTAGCCAGCCCATAAAAATCTACCGGTGTCTCATAGTATCGCCCGTTATCCAGGCAATAGAGATTGTCCAGCAGGTCGGCCATATCACGTACCGGATAAGGCCCGTCAAAGCTGAATGCAGTTAACTCAGGATCGGCCTTCAGTGACTCCGCAATGTCAGAACCGGCGGTGCTGGTTATCGGCTTTTTACCGTATTTCTTTTTCACAGTTACCATCCCATTGCGAAACCACCGCCGCCACTTTCCTGGCCCAACGGTTCATTAATAATCGAAAGCATGGTTGCCCATGCCATATCACCGTGACTTACGCCGCGCGATCGGTCCGTTTCGTAAGTGATGAAACCGCCGGGCGTAACGACTTTGCGAACAGCATTAAAGGCTCTGACAAGACCCTGCTCGCTGCGGTCATATTCCCAGCGGCCGGCGCGTATGACCTGCAACATTTTGAGGACAAGGGCGCGCTTGGAAGAAAGGCTCATCTGATAGCAAATAGCCGCCGGGAACCAGTTTTTAACAATCTGCCAGACCGCTTCCCCGACGCCTTGCCCGTCAATGGCGATGTGAGTGACGTTGTAGCGCTCGGCAGCCTCTTTGATGACCGCCGCCTGTTGTTCAAACTCCAGCCCCCGCAACTGCTGTAATTCAATCGTGCGAAACCGTCCTCCGGCGACCAGAGGCGGGACAGTGACGGACAAAGCACCCGCATCACCATTACCGCTGCCGCCGTTGGCGTCGTACCCCAGCCACACCTCGCGCTGTCCCATGGGGCGACCGGCGAACGGCTTCCAGTCGGGCCAGTCGTCATACCCGTCAGTGCCACAACCTAACAGCTGGCTGAGGTTAAACGCGCTCTCACCGTCTTTGACAAACTCGCACATGTAGAGGTTTTCGAACTCATCGGGGCTGTTTTCGTCCCTGATTTCGTCAATGTCGGTGTAATCCCAGCCGTTGTTGATAGCGTCCTGAATAGTGACGATCTGCCGCCACGTTTTGTCCGGGTAGAGCACGCCGCTATGGGTTTTCTTCCAGGACACGTCAAAATCAACGCGCTGCGCTTTAGGCCGTTTCGCATTCCATCGATCCCCGGTCCAGAACTGATAGGCTTCATGGCTTTCGCTGGATGGAGTAGAGAAGTAAGTACGCGTTAAGCCTTTAAGTGTTGCCATGGCGCCGGCGACCTTACGCAGGTTGATAAAGTTTCCTGTCCAGAAAAACTCATCAAATCGCAGGTGGCCGGTGTATGACTGCGCCGTCGCCGCCGACGTCCCGAGAAAATGCAGCTCCGCGCCGTTTGACAGCGTGATTTGCTCACCGCCTTTAAGTTCGACGTCCACCTCCTCAGCCGCTTTGCGGATGAAGTTGCGGAACTGGAGCGCCTGCTTGCGGGATGCTGACAGAAAAATTTGGTTGCGCTGATAGTCGTGCTTAACGTCCGTTCTCAGTGCGCCCAGTAATGCCTCGCGGGCAAAGTACCAGGTTGCCCCGATCTGCCGCGATTTGAGGATCATCCGGTTACGCTGATCGCGCTGTTCGTACCAGCCGCGCTGGTGCCATGCGAGAGAGTCGAGAATTTTTGAGCGCAATGCATCGATCTGCTCCTCGGAGAAGTGATTTTTCTTCTTGCGACGACTGGTTTTTTTAACGCCGGTGGTAGTGGTGGTCTGCCCGGTATCCAGCCTTTTCAACTGCCGGGTTAACAGATCAATCTCTTTGAAATCGCCACTGGTTTTATTGTCCTTCGCACTCAGCTGGCATAGACGGGTATCAATGGATTGCGTTACCCGTTTGATAGGCGTTGTGTCGTCCCACTCGTCACGTTTTTTCCAGGAATAAACCGTGTTTGAGTTGATACCCATGAGTCGCGAAATTTCGGCGGGCGGGTAACCCTGCCAGTAGAGCTGCTTTGCCCTTAATCGAATAAACGCATCCTGAATCATCACTTCCCCCTTTTGAGCAGGGAGATTACCTGCGCGCGATCCCCGCGGCTCGGGCTTTCAGGTCTGGCCGTTCTCCGACAACAAAACCGCGTGGCGCCGGGCTTTCAGGCTCTGCGATGATGCAGCGACTGACATTAATCAACAGGATAAAACGACATGGCCAGCACGACTAAACCCGCCCGCAAAAAGTTTCGCGTTGCGGTTTCTGGCGCCACCGTTGACGGGCGCGAGATCCAGCCGCAGCACCTCCGCGATGCGGCGGCGAGCTACAACCCGGCCGTTTACGGCGCCCGCGTGAACGTGGAGCACTATCTCTCCATGCTTCCTGACAGCAATTTTGGCGCCATGGGGGATGTTGTTGCTTTAAGCGCGGAGGATATCACCGAAGGGCCGCTGGCCGGTCGTACGGCGCTCTATGCCGAGATCGACGCTTCGGCACGAATGAAGCAGCTCACCGATGAAGGAAAAAAAATCTATTCCAGTATTGAGCTGCATCCGCAGTTTGCCCTTAACGGTAAGGCGTATGTGGTCGGCCTGGCGATGACGGACACCCCGGCAAGTCTGGGGACTGAGCGCCTTAAATTTGCCGCGCAGCAGCGCGCGCAGGTGATGGCCTTCAATAACCAGCAGATCGAGGCGCCGCTGTTCTCTGATGCGCTTGAAGCTGAAGTGATCGAACTGGCAGCTCATCGCAGCGAGGAGGGCGTCAACTGGTTCAACCGCGTGATGGGCATCCTTGGCAAAGGCCAGAAAACCGACGATCAGCGTTTCAGTCAGTTGCATCAGGTTGTTGAAGCCGTTGCTCAATCTCAGGCAGACCAGATTGACCGGTTCAGAGCCCTGGAACAGGAACGCCAACAGGATAAAGCCACCATTCAGCAACTGACCAGTGAACTTAACGAGCTGCGCGGTCAGCTTCAGCTCCAGCCCGCAGAAAATTACAGCGCACGACCGGCGGCAACCGGCAACAGCAGCGCGCAGCTTGCAGAATTCTAAGAGGTAAAAAATGGAAAACCTGACCCGCGAATTATTTGATAAGTACATTGTGCGCCAGGCACATCTGAACGGTGTCTCACCCTCAGCCGTTGCCAATCGTTTCAGCGTCGATCCGACTATCCAGCAAAAACTGGAACAGGCCGCCATGGAGTCGGATGACTTCATGAAGCTGGTTAACCACTTTGGGGTTAAAGAGCAGGAAGGGCAGAAAGTAAAAATCGGCAGTAAAGGGCCGATGGCGAGCACCAATAACAGCTCGGACGGCACCAACCGCCGTAACCCTGCACCGAACCATAACAAAGAGCCGCAGAACTACCACTGCCGCAAAACCAACTATGACTATGCGCTTTCGTATGCGGAGCTGGATGCGTGGGCCGGTCACCCTGAATTTCAGTCATTAATCAGTAATGCGATGGCTCGTCAGCTGGGGTTGGATCGCCAGATGATTGGCTTTAATGGCACGCATTACTCTGAAAACTCGGACCGCACGACCTATCCGTTATTGCAGGATTGCGGCGTTGGCTGGCTGCAAAAAATCCGCAATGAAGCGCCGCAGCGCATTATGCCGGGTATCACGCTGACCTCCCGCGATGAGAATAACGCGGTAATTGCGTCAGGCACCTACGGCAATATTGACGCCGCCGTGCTCGATGCGCGTCACAGCCTTATGGATCCCTGGTTCCGCCGCGCTCCCGGTCTGGTCACTGTGCTCTCGTCCGATCTGCTGCTGAAAGTGAACCTGCCGAAAGTGAACGCGCTCAGCCAGACCAATCCGAATACCGAACTGCTGGCCGCGCAGCTCATTGTCAGCCAGGAAAAGATCGGCGGCCTGCCGACGGTCTTTGTCCCGGGTATTCCTGAAGACGTCGTGCTCATCACCAACCTGAAAAACCTCTCTGTGTATTACCAGAAAGGCTCCCTGCGTCGCTCTATCCGCGAAGAGCCGCATTACAACCGCGTGGCGACTTATCAGTCCAGCAATGACGACTATGTCATTGAAGAGTACGGCATGATTGCCATGATCGACGGCGTGACATTCGCCTGATAATCCCATCACAAGGCGGGCAGCAAGCCCGCCCAGGAGAATGAACGCATGCTGACACCGGCACAAAGACACTTTCAGAAGGTCATGGCAGAGAGGCGAGGCTCCAGTGATGAGCGTGACGCGGAGACGCGCACCGCGCATGAGCAGATCCTCTTTCGCCTGCATATGCATAAATCCTCGCTGAGCCAGATCCAGTCCCGCCAGGCGAAGACCGCTGTAAAGGCCAGCATCCTTCCTGAGTTTCAGGGATGGATTGACGGAACGATCGAGGGCGACAGCGGACGCGCCGATCCGGTTATCACCACGCTGATGGTGTGGGCGGTAGACTGCTCCGATTATGAGCTGGCGCTGCGCATCGGGCGTTATGTCGTTAAGCATGGCCTGAGCATGCCGGATGACAACTATCGCCGCCCGGCACCCACGGTGCTGACCGAAGAAATCTGCAATCCCATTCTGAACCTCGCCACCACGGACGCCGGAGCCGATTTGTCAGGCTATATCGCCATGCTGGACGAGCTGGCCGAAATTGTGGCTGACAGTGATATGCCGGATGAGGTCCGCGCGAAGCTGTGCAAGGTGAGGGCATTTTGCCGTCGCGACACGGAAGACGCGGAAACCAAAGGCGAAGCGCTGAAACTCTTCCGGGAAGCCATGAGCCTGAACCCGGGCGCAGGCGTGAAACGGGAGATCGCCTCTCTGGTCAGTGCCCTGAAGAAGGTACCGCAGACCAGCGCGGCGAGTGGCGATGCGGAAGATGAGACTTCATCCAGCGATACAGCGGCAACCGAAACACCCGCAGCAGAAAAAACAACACGAACACGCAAGCAGACGAAAACGGCGGCTGGGACCCAAAAAGCCACCCGCAAAACGGCGGCAAAAAAGACAACGAAAACCGCCGCCAGAGAAAACGCCTGACTGTAACGACTTGGCCCTGCGCCGCAGGCGGCGTGTCCGGTGATCTGCCCGTGATGCGGTCTTTTCACCGGGCGCCCACCGCCTGACCTACCGGAGAAACGACGATGAGTTTTATCGCACAGCGCCCCGTCAGGCCCGCAGAGAGTGATGTGACGGACGTGGACGACGGCGGCGCACAGATTGCCGTCGGCACCTTCTGGCCGACAGTGAAGCTCCACGATCTGCGACTCGCTGCCCGCATCGCCGGTGACATTACAACATCCCGATTAATGCATATGGCAACGGAGGCCGCGCTGCATGTCGCGGATCAGTTGAAGGACTGGCGCAAGCAAAGGGAAGCGGAAGGCGCGGAATCGCTGGTTTCCGTCCTGCTGACTTCCACCGGTGAACCTGTCGAGCAGATCAACGGAGAAAGCGCAAAAGTCTATCGCTTCCGGCGTGCGGTCTACTCCTTCACGCGCGCCAGCGTACTGGAAGGTTACAGGGACGTTGGCACCACGCCAAAGGGCGACAAGGATGCGGAGGCCCTGGACAGGCAGATCGATGATCTCTGGCGGGACGGGCGCTGGAGTATCGCGGACATTCGGGAAGAAGCCCGTATTTATGCGGAGCTGTTCTGATGAAAGTCAGGGCGTTGCAAAACGACACGGTTGATCAGCTCTGCTGGCGTCATTACGGCAAAACCGCAGGTGTCACGGAGAAGGTGCTCGAAGCCAATCCGGGACTGAGCAACCAGATATTTTTGAATGCCGGGCAGGAGATCGAAATGCCCGTGATAACCAGCGAGGTGGAACGGGTAACCGTCCAGTTATGGGAATGACTCTGGATCGTATTAACGAATATTTTGCGTTTGCAACATCCGCCCTAGTGACCGGCGTGGGCGTGATGACCGTCAGCGAAAAACTGGCGCTGGCTGGCCTTCTTCTGGGGATTGTTTCCGCCGTCCGGCTGGCGATTCACCGCCGCCGCATTGAGCAGGCCAGCCAGCGCCGTAACGATTTGATAGAGCAGATTCTCCGCCAGGCGGAAACCCGTAACCTGTCGGACCGCGAGCGGCAGCTGCTGGAGCAACTGCACGGGGACAACCCGGCATGAAGAACATCATCAAAAAATGTTCGATTGCGGTGATTGTGGCCTTGGGCATTTCGCTGGCGCCCGGGAGCGTCAGAACGTCGAAAGAAGGGCAGCAGAAAATTGCAGGTTGGGAAGACTGCCGCAGCACGCCTTATTACTGCACGGCGGGTGCTCTGACCATTGGTATCGGCTCCACGGGCGGCGTGGAAAACCGCGAATACAGCAACCAGGAAATAGCGCGACGCTGGGTTAATGATCTGCAACGGGCTGAAAACTGCATCAATAACAATTTCCACGGCGCCGACATGCCCCAGCTCACCTTTGAGGCCATGACGGATGCCGCCCTGAATCTGGGCTGCACCGGGCTGATGTGGTTCACCGATAAAAACGGACGCAAGCAGAGGACCACGATCTGGAAGCATGCTCAGGCCAGGCAATGGCCGCAGATGTGCAACAGGCTTACTGATTTTGTCAATGCGGGCGGTAAGCGCTCCCCCGGGCTGGTTAACCGGCGCAATGACTTTAAAGCCTGGTGCCTGCTGGGCCTGAGTACGTCGTCATGAGGGCGGGCAGCGTGATTGTGATGCTTGTCCTTCTGGCTGCTGTCTGGTGGCAGACCGACCAGCTGAGCGAGGCCAGGACCCGCAACAAGCTGCTGACCGAAACGGCGACCGGTTACGACCAGGTTATTCAGGAAGTGAAGGCGACCGCCATACAAACCCATAAGTTACTGGCAGAGGTAAAAGTCCGTGAGCAAGAGCGTAATGCAGAAGGGGAGCGACGGCGAGAAGCAATGCAGGCCGCGTTCAATGGTGACGCGTGTGCTGTTACTCCTGTGCCTGACGCTGTCAGTCGTAGCCTGCAAAAACGCACCGCCCGCGCCGATCATTCAGCTGGTCCGTGAACCCGTCCCGGAGAGCCTGACCGAAGAGACGACGCGCCCGGCGCCGGATGAGCCGGTGACCTGGGGCGCGGTGGCGATATTCAGCGACAGGCTGATAGATGCACTTGATTCATGTAATGCCGACAAAGCGGCGATCCGCCAGTGGGACAGCCTGCGCCAGAACACCCGAAAGGAGCCATAAATGCTGAAGATAAACACACTCCGCGCCGCCATTGAGAAAGCAAACACCTGGTGCCGGGCGAACCCGGAGGCCTGGACGGTGTTTGTTGAAGAGGGTGGCATTGAAACTACCGGTGAAACGCCGTCATTCATGTACCGCTATTCTCTGGTGCTGTTCGTCATGAACTATGCCGGGAGCATTGACGACTTCACGCTGCCGCTGATGGCCTGGCTCTGGTTTAATCAGCCCGATCTGCTGCTGAACCCCGATAAAAACCAGCAGATTAAATTCACCACGCTGATTAACAGCGACGACACCGCCGATCTGATGTTTGAGCTGCCGGTGCGTCAGCGGGTACTGGTGCAGCTGGATGAAAACGGCGTGCCGTATGCCGAGCATTTGCCGGAGCCGCGCCCGCGCGTGCTGGTCCCTCACGCCTCTGGCTGGGGGCTGGTATTTGAAGGCATGCTTCAGGAGGCCGGAGCGTGAGCGATCGGATGTTTAGCGAGCTGGATCAGGTCTTTCAGGACATTCTCGACGGCGTCAGTCCGGCGGGGCGCACCCGTACCGCGCGCAAAATTGGCCTGGCAGTGCGCCGCAGTCAGCAGCGCCGTATCGCGTCACAGAAAAACCCGGACGGCAGCAGCTACACGGCACGCCGCCGCAAGGTTTACCGCACCCAGCAGGGGATCAAGTTCTTCTGGAATAACGAGGTGCGGGTGCTGAAAAACTGGCGCGGTGGGCGCGGGAAATATGGCCGGACAATCACAGGGTTTGATGAGATGCGCCGAGATATCCGCACATTTTACCGGGCCGATATCGAGCGGTATCTGGAAATCAAAACGCAATCAGCGACGCATTCAGAGACAAAAAAAATGCCGATGTTTACCCGCCTGCGCACCCTGCGTTTTATGAAGGTCAGACCGGACGCGGGCGGCGTTACCATAGGATTTGATGGTATCGCCGCACGCATTGCCCGTATTCACCAGTACGGCCTCAAAGATGAAGTTGGCCCGGGCGCTTACGCGCAGTACCCGGCGCGCGAACTGCTGGGCATGACTCCGGCAGACCTGATCGCTACGGAAAACGCTGTTATCAGCAGTCTGGGCGGTGCGTCATGAATGCCGAGCTGATGCGCCTGCTGGAAAACATTCTGCGCCAGGGTGTCGTGGAGCAAATGAGCGCCGACAAGAAAGCGGTGCGCGTTCGCTCCGGCAGGCTGCTGACCACTTGGATCCGCTGGAATGTCACCCGCGCCGGGGCGTTCAGCATCTGGCTGCCGCCCTCCATAGGGGAGCAGGTCTGGATCGGTTGCCCGGGCGGCAACCCTGAAAACGCGTTTGTGATTGGCTCTGCATACAGCGCAGATAATCCGCCAACGGGCAGCAGCCTGCTGGAAATCATCATCACCGCACCGGATGGCGCTCGCCTGCATTACGACGCAGCCGACGATGCCGGAGCGCTGGCCGTGACCGGCATTAAAACCGCGCATATCCAGGCAGAAACCCGCGTCACGCTGGACGCGCCCGAGGTGGTATGCACAGAAAAACTTAAAGCGCGCACTTTCGAACTGACCCACGGCGGCACGATGGCCGGTGATGTGACTCACAGCAACGGTGCGTTAACGTCCAACGGTGTCCAGGTTGACAGCCACGGTCATGGCAGGGTTCAGACCGGCGGAAGCTGGACGGAGGGCACGCGATGACAGCCAGTTACACGGGGATGAACCCGGAAGGCACCGGCGCGCTGACCGATCACGATCAGCTCTGGCAGTCTGTGACAAAAATCCTCACCACGCCAACAGGCTCCCGTGTGATGCGCCGGGACTTTGGCAGCGTGGTACCTGATTTACTCGATGCGCCACAGAACACCGTCACCCGCATGCAGCTGATGGGCGCCACCGCTATTGCGCTGGCGCAGTGGGAGCCGCGGATCAGTCTGACCACCGTCAATGTGGTGTTTTCAGAAACAGGCGCGGTGACTGCTGAACTGGCCGGCACCATCACGGAAACCATGACAGAAACCAGCAACACCATCAGGTTAAGGAGCTAGTGTGCAAACTTCCGTCGATTTATCTCAGATCCCGCAGCCTGACGTCGTCGAGGTGCCCGATTTTGAAACGGTGCTGGCTGATATCCGAGCGCTTATCGTGGCGGCCATGCCTGCGGAACTTCAGGCTTCTGTGTCTGCTGCGCTGTTGCTGGAATCTGAACCGATGGCGGCACTGGCTCAGGCCTTCACCTATCGCGAGATCCATCTGCTGCAACGCATCAATGAAGCCGTGCGCGCAGTGCTGCTTTCCAGCGCCCTGGGGGCGGATCTCGATCAGGTCTCGGGTAATTTTGACACTGAACGTCTGCTGATTACTGAAGCCACCGACGAGGCGGACGCCGTATACGAAAGCGACGAAGAGCTGCGCGCCCGCACGCTGCTCTCATGGGCGCGCCTGAGCACGGCGGGCGCCCGTAATGCCTATCACTATTTTGCACGAGGCGCAGATGCGGATGTGCTCGACGTGCGCGCCTATGGTCCTGAAACTCATAATCAGGAAGGCCGCGTTTTCCTCTACGTGCTGTCACGCACCGGGGATGGATCCGCCCCGCAGGCGCTGCTCGATAAAGTCCTGGCGGCGGTAAACCCGGAAGACGTGCGCCCGATTACGGATTATGTGGCTGATTACGTCCGTTCCGCTGTGATAGTGAATTATCAGGTGGTTGCTGACATTTACGTCCCTTACGGCGTGGACACCGCCACGGTGCTGGAAAAAGCCAGCGCAGCACTGAACGAATACACCGCCTCAGTGCATCTTATCAACGCCACCGCTGCACGGTCGGGCATAGACGGGGCTTTGCATCAGGACGGCGTTGTCACCGTCGATTTGCATTCACCGGCCGCCGACGTCGTTGCGACGATGGGCGAAGCGCCTCATTGCACCTCTGTGAAAATCAATCTTGTGGTGATGGACTATGACCGCTAATTATCCCGCCAGCATTCTGCCACCCAACGCAACCGCCGTGGAGCGGGCCATCGACAGGGCCAGCGCCGCCGCACTGGAGAGGTTGCCGGTATATCTGATCCGTTGGGTGAAGGATCCTGACAGCTGCCCGCTGGCGCTACTGCCGTGGCTGGCGTGGGAATATCAGGTTGATACCTGGAATATTAACTGGTCAGAACAAAAGAAACGCGATGCGATCAAGCGCGCACACTACATCCACCGCCATCGCGGCACGGTCGCTGCCGTCCGTCATGCCCTGGTGGACAGTCCCTTTGGGACGGATATTGTTGAATGGTTCAATCAGAACCCGAAAGGGGATCCGTATACCTTTCGTTTGAACGTTTATCAGAACGATTTGCCGGTGACGGAATACGACCAGCAGGATCTGAAACTTGCGGTGCTACGCGCCAGGAACCTGCGCAGCTGGTTTTCCGTTCATGTGTTCGGCCGACTTCAGGGAACCTCATATGCGGCCGGTTACATGTACGCCACGGAGAAAATCACGCCGCGCTTTGTACCGTTGCAGGTGGTTTTATCCCGCTACGAGCTGAATCTGGCCCCTGGCGACGCAGAAACGGTCACGGTGACAATTCTCCCCGAATACGCAGAAGATAAAACCTTTACGGTAACCACGTCGGATAAAACAATTGCGACCGCCAGAATAGTCAACGGCGCTATTCTGGTTACGGGCGTGAAGCGGGGCACCTGTTCGGTCACCGTCACGACGACTAACGGCGTCAGTGCGCTGATCAGCGTGAAAGTGGTTGCGGTGATGAAGTTCATTACCCGCATCGACAATGCAAACCGTCCATTGTTCTACGTCCGCATGGATGAGGATTTCACGATTGATTATGGCGACGGAACAGACAGCCGGGAATACCGTTTTGATGCTGCCAGTTCTGTGTACGGCTGGGTTATTCCGACGCGTGACGTTGTGGAGGGAGAAGAGTACACAATAACGGTTAATAACACAGAAACCGCCAGTTTCCAGCGCACGTCGGGTAACGTTTCAGTGACGTTGAACCCCGTACAGGAAATCATTCTTTTGACTGGAGATAGAGACAATCTTGTTTCTTTCGCGAGTGGCGCAACTGGCCTTTACAAGGTCCACGCCGGGGCTTTTGACGATCTGCCAAATATCCAGAAATGTACCTCCATTTTCCGGGGCTGCTCCTCGCTGACTGAACTACCAGAGGGTTTATTTACGCGGTTTACTGGTGCCACAGATTTCTCGGCGGCGTTTTATGGCTGCACGGCACTGGCTGCTGTTCCTGATGGGCTGTTCAGCGAATTATCGCAGGTGACGCTATTCACCTCGGTGTTTGAGAACTGCACGCGCCTGCTGAGTGCTGGCAAAAACACATTCCGGGGCTGTGCTGCTGCGACGCATTTCACCAGTGCGTTTTCGGGATGCGCATCCCTTATCGATACCGGGACGGGAATTTTTGACGGGTGTGTCAGTGGAAATAACTTCGGTTATACCTTCGATGGATGCCGTGCGCTGACAACATTATCAGCAGATTTATTCAGCGATGTGCCTGGTGGCGTCTTTACGGCGATTTTCAGAAGCTGCACGGCGCTGACGCAGCTACCGCCGCGCCTGTTCCGCAACTGCCTGGAAGCTACGCATTTCGGCGGGGCATTCAGTGGATGCACGCAGCTGCTTTCTGTGCCTGATGAATTCTTTAAGGATTTACCCCTGGCTAACCATTTTGGAACCGTTTTTTCCGGCTGTTCTTCACTGGTAAAAGCGGGAGAAGCTGTGTTTTCTGGCTGTGCGCTTGCGCAAACATTCTCCTCCGCTTTTTCCTATTGCCGTGTTCTGGAAGACGTGGGCGATGATATTTTTGAGGGGTGTGTCAGTGCAACTACCTTTGCCAGCGTCTTCAATAGTTGCACAGCATTAACGGCGCTACCGTCGTTTGTGGACTGTAACAAGGCAACGAGCTTTGACCGGGCTTTCTATGCCTGTTCTTCACTGACAGCCGTCAGAGCAGAGGCCTTTGCAGGTAAATCACTGGTCACGACGTTCTATTATGCATTCACCCAATGTACATCCCTGAAAACCATAGGGGCCGGAGCATTCCGTGACTGTAGTTCCCTGACTAACCTGACCTATACATTTATGGGCTGCACGGCGCTGGTATCGCTGGCCGGGGATATGTTTGCAGGATGCAGTAAAGTGACGAATGTCACCGGCCTGTTTAACCAGTGCTCGGGCCTTGCCGTACTGCCTGAAAAGCTGTTCTGCGATCTGACTTCTCTGACGGCAATGGGGAGTACCTTCCAGGACTGCACCGCGCTGGCCGGGCTGCCATCCGATCTGTTTGCGGGTTGTGTCAACCTGACTTCCCTGACGCTGACCTTCTCCGGCTGTACTGCGCTGGCGGTATTGCCTGCTGATTTACTGAAACATAACACCCTGCTGATCAGTGCCGGTTCTACTTTCTACGGCTGCGCGGCACTGGTGAACATTCCGCCGTCGCTGTTTGCATCGTGCCCGCTTATCACCGCATTTGGCGCAACCTTCCAGAATACCGGCGTGGTGGGAATACCGGAAAATCTGTTCAGTGGTAACCCGCTGGTGACGGCATACGGCCAGACCTTCAGGGGATGTAAAAACCTGCGCTCAGTGCCAGCCGGCCTTTTTGTCGCCAGTATCAACGCCACGACTTTTACCAATGTGTTTGCCGAGTGTGTCGCACTGGAAGAGGTCGGGGCCGGTCTGCTGAATACCGTACCCGCGACGACAGTCGGCTACCTGTTTGACGGCTGCCCGCAACTGAAAACCAACGTCAGCACGATATTCAACCTCAGCAGTTATTCGACCATTGTCACCACGACGGCCACATTCAGAGGATGCTCTGCCCTCACGGGTAAGGGCCTGGTATTTATGGGCAAAGTGCCAAACGTCACTGCGCATTATTACGCGTTCTATAGCTGTACCAGCCTGTCCGATTTCGCAGATTTACCTGGTAACTGGATAACGAATAAATTATGAAAACATTCAATCAAATTAAAAGACTGATCGGATTTTGCCAGACCGATGAATTTTTCCTGGAATACCTGCAAATGCTCCAGGCTGCGGGGGTTATTCATCCCGTTGAAAGCGATATTGATGCTGACAGCAAAACTGTCAGTGATGATTTTTATGATCGTCTTGCCAGCGTGTATGGCATTGAAGCAGAGGAAACACTATGGCAACAGGATTGACACTAACGACGGCGGGCGCCGCTGAAATCGAGGCCGCATATCAGGCGGGAGAAGTCGTGGATATTACCGCCGTGCTGATCGGTGATGGTGGCGGCGTGACTTTACCAACTGATCCCGACGACCTGGCGGCGGTGACGGCGCTTTTTGGTCAGTTTGGCCGTGAAACCTTTGATTCTGATTCAAGCTATGAGGGATTTATCAGTGGTCAGATTGTTATCAACTGCCGGGATTACCCGGGTAAGACGCTCAGAGAGGCGGGGCTGGTCAGTGCTAAGGGTACGCTCATTGCTTACGGCGCATACCCGGCGACATACCTCCCGGCGCAATCTGATTCCATCATCAAAGAGATCATTCTGACACTGGTGTTGACGCTGATGCACAGCTCAAGCGTGCAGCTTATTATCGATCCGGCACTTGCCACCCTCACGCAGGAAACGGGTGATAAACGCTATCTCCGCCGCGCCCTGAACCTGTCAGATTTAGCCGACATTGGCGAGGCACGGGAAAATCTGGATCTGGGGAATTCAGCCACGCTGGACGTGGGCACCACGGAGGGAACGGTGGCGGCGGGGGATGATTCGCGCATCACCGGCTCCCTTCAGAAAGAAAATAATCTTTCCGACCTGAGCGATACATCCGAAGCCCTCAAGGCGCTGGGACTCAACAGTGACGGAACGGCCTATAAGACAATTGTTGACGCCATTTTTTATGTCGGAATTGTTGTCTCTGGCGAGCAAAGTCCAGCGGAGCGCTTCCCATGGCAGAAATGGGCTGATTTAAGCGAAACCTTTGCTGACAGGGTGGTACGGATTGGTTCTCAGTATGGTGTGACCGGCGGGAGTAACAAGGTAAAACTCGAAGCTGATAATCTGCCACCGCACTGGCATCGTTCTGGTGACAGATCCCCCGGGGCAACATGGGATCCGACCACAACACATGGAACAGATAACCAGAAAAGTGGCCCGCTGGCTCTTACTGAGGGAACTTACGTAGACAAACAGGGACTGGCTGAAAGCCATAACAAAGTGGTAGACGTGACAAACGAGTATGTCTCTCTATGTATGTGGAAACGCATCGTATAAAAAGCGGTCATTACTTATCTTAGTTCAGACTTCAACTGATAGTTTTCGTGAGGAACTCGCAAGCTTGCTCTGAGCGAGAAGATGACTGATTTAATCTTTACAGAATGATGACAAAAGACTGTAACATATGCATTACTAATAGTAATGTATAGTGATCAATAGAGCTTTATATTGTTGTTTTATAGAAAAAATATGTTGACCTTACTGTTATAATAAGAGACGTTATCGAATAAATACTCAACCCAACAACATACCACTTGATCTATAGAGGTTTTAACTATGGATATAGAAAATGAGTTAACAAGAAAAATCCTTGACCCAATTCATGGTATTATCCGTTTGACTGCTTTAGAAATAGAGTTTATCAATCACCCACTTTACCAGCGCTTACGTAATATCAAACAAAATTCTTTTTTATATAAAGTATTTCCTTCGGCGGTTCATAGCCGATTTGAGCATTCCTTAGGAGTGCTTCATTTATCTAATGAGATACTTAAGAATTTGCATCTTAATACTATTCGTTATGGAAAAAAATATGATGATGGGCATGTTTTTAATGCGGTAAGTCTTATTCCAAAGCACAATGTTCAGGAGTTGAGACTTGCGGCTTTGATGCATGATATAGGTCATGGACCGATGTCCCATCAATTTGATATTTTTATGCCAACAAAAAAAGAACTAATCGAGTTCTTGGATAAGAAATATCATAAGGTTCTTGATGTTTTAACCCAAGAAAATGATCAGGTTGAACATGAGCACTTATCTTTGATATTTTGTCTTGTTATATTTAATGATCTAAAAAAACGATCGCAAGTAAGCGAAGAAATAGATGTGGAAAATATATTTAAGATAATAGATAAAAAATATGGTAATCAACAGATTCTGACAAAGGTCTGTAATAAAGAAGTTGACATTCTTCCGTTGATGACATCTATAATATCATCATGTCCAATAGATGCAGACAGAATGGATTACTTGCTCAGAGATAGTTATTTTTCTGGTGTAAAATGCGGTCTATATGATTATAATCGTTTGTTCATGTCCATTGTGCCTGTAGAAGAAAATGACAAGATATATCTTGCCTATAAAGAAAGTGGGCTTGATTCTATCGCTGAATTTATTGGTGCGCGCTCCAGTTTATTCTCTCAGGTCTACTTTCACAAAACCAACAGAGCATTTTCCTCTATGCTAAATAAATTATGTGAGGTTATGATAGGTAAGTCCAATAAAAATTTAATAATCTCAGATATTTATGAGGGTTCTGCATCCGTACCGGGTCCTGATGATGGTATTAAACCACTAACAGATTTTTATATAGATTGTAGTGATGACTATTTCTTAAATGAAAAGGTTGCAAAGTGGGTCGACGAAACCAAAACTGTAGACATAAATAAAAAAATATTAGACGATATTATTAATAGACATCCGTGGTCAAAGATTTATGAGGCTAAGCATTCACTTAAAAATGCAAGTATTACGGATAAAGACAATGGAGAGTTAAGGAGGAAAATACAGGCTAGATTACAGCCTATTTTGGGAGCCCATTTTCAATCACATGAATACTTTATTGATGTTGTATCTGATACAGCATTCAAAGATATTGATAAGACCGAGATTAAACTTCTAATTAAAAATGTTGATAATACATATAAAATAAAATCATTGAGTGAATGTGGTGATAAGTTAGACCAGTATCAAAGTATAAAGTACTTTATTCGTGTATTCATTGATCGTGATTTAAAAGGGGAAGTATCCTCTAATATAATCAAAGAGATTAATAATGCCGTCATGGAAGAAGTGACGCCTTCCTAAATAAATTGAAATAATCATTATCAGTTATCTGCTCAAATGACAGCAGTAACTGATAATGATACTGATGTGATGGATACCTTGTCGACTAGTTTCTCCAAAGCAACTTACAAAGAAAAAGTGAAAGCAGCAACGAGTTGTGTTAAAGAACAGTTCAAACCTGAAATTACTCAGGAAAAGATAACTTAGGTATATATGTCGTAAATTAGAAATCTAATAGCACTAAGTACAGCAATTGTCTGAAGGCTTTTTACAGACTTTGTTTGTCGTTATTATGTATGTCAGGAGTGATTATGCTGTAACTCAGGGCGTAAGATCGCTAAGGGCATCTAGACCCGTATTAAACGCTGTTTCAGCACCATCCTTCAGCGTTGCCATCAGGTTGCTCACAGAGGCACTTTGCAGCCGCTCCCTGATATCTTCATCAACCCTCTGCAACGAGAGTGTGAACTCTACTTTTTTCGCCTTACCATAGCGATCGAACTCCTGATGCGTTTCCTGCAACCCCGTGATGACATACATCCCGTAAATGGACCCGACGCCATCAATCAGAGGCCAGGCTAGCCCGGTGTAGGCCATTGTCGAGACAGCACCCAGCGACAAGTTGCCGCCGGTAATTTCGGGATACAGCAACCCACCCAGCGTCAGCTGATTCTCACCAGCGCCAACGTACTGCCATTTTGCGCTCCGGCCCACACGATCATTTTTAACGTGCCGCCAGTTACGTGACAGCTGCAATTGCTGATAGGGCAGAGTCCTGAGTTCAAATACAAAGAGCCCAAATACCATCATCATAGTTATTACTCCTTATTAATTGTTATCCCGGAACGAACCTCGGGCAGCGTGTTGCTGTTTGTCCATTTCTGCGCGGACAGCCTCGCCAACAAGTCGCGCCAGTTCGCGCGGATTGCTGCTCTGAATGTCGTGAAGATGGACGTGAATCTCACCGGAAAAACTACTACCCGAAGCTGCGGTCCTCGTGTAGGTGCGTTGATTTTTGCGTACCGGTTGCCATGCCTGCGTCTGTTTTATCAATGGTTCGCCAGCGGCAATAACTGGGCGAGCGCTGACAGCCTGGCGGACAAGCCTCGACTCCTGCCATTCACCACGCACCGCAAACGCTGGAGGGAGATTTTTAAATACAATGTCACCCGGCCCGATACGTTTGCGTTTTTCCTCATCTAAAAGGCCTTTGGTGTTATCCGCGATTTGGCCCAGCCGCCGCTCTGTTCCTGAGTTGCCCCCGAGCACATTGGGCGGCGGGGCGCTGCCTTTGCTTGCAGGCTTTTCAGATGACCATTGCCACTCCCTTTTAACCATGCGCCCGGATTTTTCATCCCATTCCCACATAACCGGAATAGCCCTAAGTCTGGCCGCTTCCAGCCTGGCTCTTTCAATGCCATTGGGGATGAGATCGAGCTTCTCCAGTAACCAGCCGACGCCTTCCATTAACTTCTGAAGGGGCCAAAGCAGTACGCTAAGTGCGGTCCCCAGTACCTCTCCAAAGGTCTGCCCGGCGCTGGCGCACTTGTTTAGCGCCGCGCGACTATCCTCAACGGGTGTTAATACTTTTTTAAACCAATTCCAGACGTTTTTGACGCCATCCCCAATGAGTCCGAAAACGGGCGCCAGCCGGGAAAATGCGTTATGAACTGGCGCTAACCCCTGGATGACGCCTGTAAAAAAACCGCTAAAGAAGGCTTTAATTGGTCCCCAGTATTTCCAGATCAGTACCCCAGCCGCTACAAACGCAGCACCCACTAAACCGATTGGGCTCAACAGCATTGATAATCCGCCGCCCAGCGCCGCAACTCCGCCTTTTACAATGCTGAAGAGAGCAGGGATCCCCGTTAGTCGGATCGCCAGCCCGCCAATGCTTTTTGACAGGGCGCTGATAGCAGTCCCCGGAGAGGTAAAGGCGCCAAGTAACGCGCCGCGCAGTGGTACCATCAATCTGGTTAATACGCCGAGGCGTCCGACCAGGCCGCTGAGTAAAGAACCCCATCCACTCATTTTTACCAGTGAGCTACCGCCCGCAGCACTCAACATGCGGAACGCTGATACCGTACCTCCGATTCCACTCCCGTCGGACAGCAGCGCAAACCCCAGCCTGAGCTTTGCAAGCGGCCCCATCAGCAGACCAGCAGCTAATGACAGACCGCCAATTACTGCGGTTAATGCCAGTGCAGTACCACCGGCGAGTAACAACGTTCGTGAAAGTCTGGGGTTTTCTTCTACCCAGCTTTGAATACTGCCAATAACCCGGCTAAGCCCCTGTGTCAGTCTGCGCAATGGGCCGTCCACTGTCTCAGCTACAGAAATGCGGAACGCCTCCCACGCGCTGTCCAGTTCCTTCAAATCGCCGCCCAGGTTGTCTTTCTTCTTGTTGGCGACGGCGAAGGCCTCCTGATTTTTATGTGCTTCTGCAATTTGTTCATAGAGTGACTGGAGGTAGCCATCACCTGCGCCGTTGACCAAAGACTGGAGGCTCGTAAAACCCTCTTCTCCGGCGATATCTTTGAAAAATGAAACCTGATCCACCTCGCCAAAGCGGGAAACGCGTTTTTGTAGATCGAGAAGAATATCGAACGGACGTCGCATCTTTCCGCTCGCGTCGGCAGTTTCCACTCCCAGCTCTTTGAGTGCCTTTTTGGCTGCCGTAGTAGGGGAGGCCAGGCGGGAGAGGGAGCGACGCATTGCAGTACCGGCCTCGCTACCGCGAATACCCACGCGCGCCAGCGTGCCTGTCATCGCTGCTGCTTCTTCCAGGCTAATCCCAAGCCCCGCCGCTACCGGCCCGACAACTTTCATTGTCTCGCCGAGGCTGCTAAGCGTGGTGTTGGTACGGGTAAATGTACCTGTCAGCACATCGCTGACGCGGTCCATTTCTCCGGCATCGAGGGAAAACTGAGAAAGAATGTTTGAGCCGATGTCTGCCGTTTCGCCCAGTTCCATGCTGCCTGCCAGCGCCATATTGAGCACGCCGGGCAGTGCGGCACGGATAGCATCTGGCGTGAAGCCAGCCATCGCGAGAAAGGCCTGGCCGCTGGCGGCGTCACGTGTGGTGAAGGCGGTTTCAGCACCGAGTTTTTTTGCCTGAGTGCGCAAGGCGGCCAGCTGCGAATCGCTTTTATCGAGCCGCGTCAGCGCCTGGACGTTTGACATTTCCTCATCAAAACCAACCGCAGGCGACAGGAAGCGTCCGGCGCCGTACCCGGCAGCGGTTGCTGTACCTAATGCTATGGCACCGCCAGAGCGCAACTTCCCGGCCATCTGCTGCGCACCCTCGTAACGTTTACGAGCTTGAGTGACCGCAGCAAGTTGCCGTTTTTCCCGTTCAAGGGATTGGTTGTATTGTTCTGTGCGGCGTATCGCGTTACCGATGGTGGCGCTACTACCGGAAAGCATGACGCCATGCTGGCGCAGGGCTGATGCACTCTCACGAAGGCGGGCCACTTCCGTCACACGTTTTGCGGTCAACCGATCAAGCCGCTCACCCAATCGGGACATCAGTATTTGCTGTTTTTCCGTCAGCGTCCCGTTTTTACGTTGCGCTTCTGACAAGCCATCAAAGCGGGCGCGGGCACGTGAGATGGAACGATCGGTTTTGCCGACGGCCGCGGTCATTCGCTGAAAAGTGGCACTGCTCTTATCGAGCCCTTTCAGGGTGGATTGTGTTTTTCTGAGGGAGTCGGAAAGGCCACCCGCACTTTGGCGGGCAGCATTAACGGGGCGGGTAAATCTGTCGATAGCGCTGAAAGCAACGCGTATATTAAGACTCTTCATCACTGGCACCACTTCGAAGCGCCGCCCGCTTGCGCCAGGCTATCACCTCGCCAAGAGCCATGCCGAAAACTTCAGAGGGCGGCCAGTTAAAAATAACGGCAATATCAGCAACCAGATCGTCGATCTGGTCAAACGCGACGGTGATTACTCGCTCTCCGTCTCCGCCACGTTCGACGCTCCAGGCTCCGGCGGATTCAAGAAAGGGACCAGAATCTCTGCCAGCCCAATAAAGTCCAGAGTGTGCATTTCGTTGATTTCTTTTTGTGTCAGCGCAGGCGCGGTGACTCGCGTCAACAGCGTGGCAATTGAGTCTGCATCCATATTGGCAACGCGGATAAGATTCAGGCCGCGCAACGATCCGGCCTGACTGATGGCGCCAGTGATTTCCACCTGACCGATCTCACTGTCTTTACGAACTACCGGCTGCATCAGCGTGAACAGGTTTTTAGTATTTTTAGCCATGTTTAAAATCTCCGGGCGGCATCTTTGCCACCCTCTGAAAGGTTATCAATTGCCCATGCCAAGGGCGGAGGTGATGCGGTCCGGGAACATGTTCTGACCGTTCTTTTTGTAGATGAAATTCAGCAGATCGATTTCGATAATGGGCTGATCATCAATGGAGAATTTGTAGTAGGTGGATTTAAAGGTGTAGCTTTCCTCCGTGTCTTCCCCCTGTTTTGAGTCTCCACCGTCGAGTTCAGTAAATCGCCCGCGCAGCTCCACCTCGACAAGCTGGCTTTCGCCATCAGTGAAATATTCACCCGCAAAGCGTAGCCGCGTGCCGTCAATTTCTGCCCCGTATTCGAGAAACAGAGCCTTAATAACGCCGCCAAAAACAACGGTGGAATCCAGCGCGCCAGCCTCAAGGCCGAGATCAACCCCGACCGCGCCCAGCATGCCACCGCCCTGATAGTCCTCTACCTTTCGTGACAGTTTGGGGCGAGTGAAAGAGGTCACTTTTCCCAGATAGTTGTCGCCGTTAACAAAGCAGCTAAAAAGCCGCAGTTTGTGAGGAATAGCCATTATTCACCCCCGAGCGACGCGAACGCCGGTTCGTAAAAATCATCAGTAAAGGTCTGGTATAGCGTCAGATCTTCAAGCGGTGGGACCGGGCTGTAGCTATAGCGCACAATCAGTTTTCCCTGGCGCAAATCCGTGGTGCCGTTGTCCAGCGTGTCATACCAGCAGTCAGCGCCGATAAGCTGGCCGGCAGTGACTTTTTTGCTGAGAGCAGAGCGGATGCCGCTTACCACATCTTTCACGTTGGCCGGAGTGAGCGGGCTGTCAACAGAGGTAAATTGCGCCTCCGCAATACTGTCCGCCAGGATCTGCGCGGTACGGGTAAACACCTCAAAAGTGTAGGTTTCGGTGTCCGTGGTGCGGTTACCCCAGAAGCGGAAACCGTCACGCTTGATAAGCGTCGTGATTTCGTTGTTGTTCAGCTCGTTAGCGTCGCTGTCTTCTGCCTGCAATGCCCAGAACACATCTTTCGAAATACCCAGAACGTTATTCACCACAACATTCGACAGCGATTTGTGCCAGCCCTGGCTGTTATCAATAGCGGCGCGCAGGCCGCAGGCGTAAGCCGGGGCGGGAAACGTTTCGTTATCATCCGTCAGGGGGTTGTAAGCGATAAAGTCCGGCCAGATCAGCATCAGCTCGCGGTAAGCGAAGGTTTTGCGATAAGCGATAGCCTCCGCCATGGTCGCGCAGTCGTTGCAACCGGCATAAACAAAAGCCCGCAGATTTTGGGCAATCACGCAAAGCTGTGACGTCACTTCCGCAGTGTCGTAGTCCGGCACCGCCAGGATGCGCGGGCGATAGCCGGTTTTGGCCTCCGCCGTCAGCAGGGCATACATTCCCGTATAGCTGTCGCCATCTGTTCCGCCAATAATGGCCTGGGACTGGCTGTCGCCGTTACCGGAAGCCTCTTTCACCCGGACAATCACAACACGCGGACTGCACTGATCGGAAATGGCTTTGAGGGCTTTGTAAAGTGACCCGGTTTTACCTGCCTTGCCGAGGACGTTACGTACCCGTGTCAGCAGAACCGGCGTATTGAGCGGGAAAGTTTCCGGATCGGCGTCATCAGCAACCGCAACAATACCGATCACGCTGGAATCAATGTCATTGATTGCCTGCTGTAGGTCGGTATTTTCGCGAGAGCGGACGCCGTGAAAACGAGTTTCAGACATAAGTTCACCATCATGTTGCTCTTTGAGTTCAGGGCAATATTCAACGTTAAGTCTGCTGGCGTCGCCTGGTTGCCGGTCTGCCCGTTCGCTGACAACAAAAAGGGATTCAGCCCCGCGAGCGGGCATGGAATCATCAGCAAAAAACGGGGGAGTTATGTCGATAGCAGACACGCTAACAACAGCAGCCGAAGCGTATGTAGAAAAATTAAGTGAGGTCGTAAAGACGCCAGATTTTAGTATTACGTTGGGTGGTGTAGCCCTAACCGAACTGGCCGACCGCATCACCTCGCTATCTGTGACAGATAACAACGGTTTTGATGCTGACCAGCTAACCCTGTCAGTAGATGACTCTGATGGAGTAACGGATTTACCACCGCGTGGTGCGGAGCTGGCGGTGTCCATCGGCTGGCTGGGTGAGGCATTGATCTACAAAGGTCTCTACACCGTTGACGAGGTGGGGCATAGCGGGCCGCCGGATGTTATCGACATCACCGCGCACAGCGCTGATTTTCGCGAAGAGATGAACGTCAGGCGGGAGGTGTCCTGGCATGATGTGACGGTAGAGCGGGTGGTATCGGCCATAGCCCGGCGTTATGGCCTGAAGCCAATGATTAGCGAGGCTCTGATCGACATTGAGATCGACCATGCGGATCAGACCGAAGAGAGCGACATGTCGTTTTTAACGCGCATGGCGGAGATGTTGGGGGCCATTGCCACCGTGAAAAATGGCTGTCTGCTGTTTATCCTGCCTGGGGGAGGCGTCAGTGCATCCGGCAGGGCGCTGCCATCGGCTGAGATAACTCGTGCCAGTGGAGATCGTCACAGGTTCCGCATTGCCGATCGCGATGCTTACACCGGCGTGCGGGCGTACTGGCTGGATCTTAATTTCGGCAAGAAAAAACCGGTCAAGGTCACTAAGCGCAAAACAAATACTGCCAGAAAAAAGGCTAAGGAGAAAAGCAGTCGGCCGGAGGGGGATTACATGGAAGGCGCTGAAGGTAACGTGTATGTTTTGCGTAAAACTTATCAGAACGAAACGGCGGCCAGGCGCGCAGCTGCGGCAAAATGGATACAGCTCCAGAAAGGCGCGGCGCAGTTTTCGATAACCCTGGCGCGTGGCCGCGCCGATTTATACCCTGGTATGCATCTGAACGTGTCGGGCTTTAAGACTGAAATCGATACTCAGGATTGGATCATTGCCAGAGCGGAACATGTGATAGGTGATAACGGATTTACCACGAAAATGGAGCTTGAGGCGAAAATAAGCGACTGGATTGCAGAAACTGAACAGTAGCGGCCATAATAGGCGTGAGTTCAACTCCCTATGGGAGATCATCATGTTTGTTTGTCCCTACTGCGGCGCAAACGCCCGCACCCGCACCAGCCGCCGGTTAAGCGAGTTCACCATCCGGCAATACCATCAATGCCAGAATCTTGAATGCAGCGAGTCATTCACGACACTTAACACCGTAGAGCGCAGAGTAACGAAGCGCTCAACCAGCGCAGATCCTTTGCCGCCAGGATTTATCCCCGGCGATGCTTTCCCGGCTTCTCATTACGGGAACAGTCAACTTAGTCTTGCAGTATAAAAATAGCCCCCTGGAAAGGGGGTTATTTTTGTCAATGTGGTCGATATGTGGACATTTTTGAAATAAATCCTTTTATTTCAATTTATTAAATCCCAAAAAAAAGCCCCGTCGGGGGCGACGGGGAAAACTCATTGATTATGGAATGATCTGTTCTCTGGTCAATTCGAGAACAGGGCTACTCTACGATGCAAAAGTGCAGCTAAAATGGAGAAACCGTGGAGATTCAGGGTGAAAGACCGTTTTAATCGATTAAGGAGGGGAAATGAAGGGGATGATAGTCATGCTGCCTCTGGCGCTTGCCGGATGCGCGCAGAGTCAGCCGGCGCAGCAAGCACACCCGATAGGGATGGCTAACCCGGCTTCGGTATACTGCCAGCAGCTGGGAGGGAAACAGGTTCCTGTCCAAAGCCCGCAGGGCGTGCGCACCGAGTGCAAGCTACCCAGTGGTGAAACGTTAGATGAATGGGCGCTCTGGCGCCGCGATCATCCGGCTAAGTCATAGCGCTTTCAGCCAGTCAGCCAGCACCTGGGCATGGTTTTGCCGGGTATTTTTCGCCGCGTAGAGCAGCGTCAGCGGCTGCTGCCTGGCAAGCGCGGCCAGGCGCTCGCCTTCGTCGCGGTGGGCTTCCAGCTCCTGGCGATAGCGCTGGCTAAAGTGGGCAAAATCAAGCGTCTCGCCGTGAAAAGCTTTACGCAAATCAGTCGATGGCGCCAGGATTTTGCACCACTCATCGTAATTCAGCGCCTCTTTTTTTATTCCGCGCGGCCACAGGCGGTCTACCAGTATCCGGTAGCCGTCGCTCGCTTCCTGCGGGTCATAAACCCGTTTACATTGAATCAT